AGAATGGCAATAAACGTAAAGCATTTGGGTAAACGTAGAAAATCCACGACTTATTTCTTGCAAGAATTTCTGAGTAGTTTTATAGCCACCCATTTTGCGAGGAAGCCCTCTTTGCCAGCGCACCCATTGTCCGTCAGTGTAGTTGTCACCTTCAAACTTGGTCCCGTCTCTTTTAATGCCAGGAGCTGACTTTAGTACGGCTGTTTGAATCGGCATTTAATAAGTGCCTCCATCTGCAGCTCCAATAGCAGTCCATGCGGCTCGCTGATTTGCAGCCTCAAACAATGCGATACCTGTCGATGTGCCGCCTAAATTTATTAAAGCTGCACCTGCTGATGTAGCTCCAGTACCGCCATCCGCGATAGATAATGGAGTCGCAATGGTTGCAGTGTCTGCGTCTAAGAGCTCGCTTCCGTCACAATAATAGATTCCTCGCTCATTGGTGCTAAGCGTCACACCTGTGGTTCCAGAAACTTTTACAGTAAATGTAAAGCTACCCGTTGTTCGATTATCAATCCAATATTGTTGGACCGTGGCAGGAATAATGATATTCCTAGCGCCCGTTAAGGCGCCTGTAAATCGGTAAGCAACTCGATTAAGCTGAGCTCCTGAAAGTGTAAAGTCTCCAGAGCCTGGAACATCAATAACAGTATAATCAAAGGCAAAGGTAGACGCTTGACCAAATCCGATGGTGTAGAAGTTAGTACCATCTGAAGCGATTATTGCGGATTCGCCGGGCTGAAATGCCAAAGGAGCCGTACCATCAATCAATACAGATCCAGTAGGAGTGACCGCAACTTGCCCAGACCCTGAGTTACGCAGATAGAGAAACCAGTTATCTCCCACGACAGTTGGATCGGGCAGTGTTAGAACGCCGCCTGCGCCAGTCCAGTTGTACATCCGAGCTCGGTCAGTTTCGCCTGCAGTGTAGCTAGAGTTAAATGCTGTAATAGGTACTGACTGAGACAGCACAGTTCCAACGGCCACAATGCCCGTACCAGCCAAAGCTGAAGCGTTAGCGCTTGATGTTGTGGCTCCGTATTGCAGGATCTGCCAAGTGCCATTGGTTGTTGTGTTATCTGTTAAATAGACCTGCCAGATCTGACCAGCGGCAATTGTCCCAACTTGAACGCCGCCAGCATTTTTAACTGTGAATGTGTCAGAGCCTTTATTGTTAAAAAGGATCGTGTTACCCGTACCGCTCTTATCAGCGTCAGGCAGAATTATGCTAAAACCAGCTGAGGCTGGAGTTACGTCCATGATGCGCGTAGCTAAATTGACGTTTGTAGACGTTTCTTCAGGCCAGCTTAATGTAATATCTGCGCTTAGAGCGACAGAGCTATAGCTTATTTCACTTGGATATATATTGGCTCCGCCAAACACATCGGTATAACTAGGCATTATGCTTCACTCCTATTAGCGGATCGGTCCATTATTTTGGAAAGATCTTCGCCGTTTAATGCTTGCGCTGCGCGATCATACATACCTGTCCACATCGGGACACGCTCGTCATTCTTGAGGAATGGCGTAGCTTCTAATAACGCTGCATAAAGAAGCACATCTGGCGCGTATTCTGTAAGCCAGTTGCTTTGTAAATCATCACCTAAAAGCGCAGGTTGCTCGTAATAAAGTATCTCCATAGTGCTTGTGGCATTAGGAGTTGGAACTATTAGCCAGTGCTGGTAGTCATAATCAGCATAAAATTCAGGCGCAGCAGTCTCTGACTCATCTCGCCAGTAATTGCGGCAATACTCGTAAGACCGAGCAAAAATTGACTTTCCAGCCACATTCATTGATATAGTATCGCGCCATCGATCAGGCTTTAAATACGCTGAAACCCCGATTGAAAGCGGCAGATTAACTGCCCGTATGAAGCCTTCTATTTTAAGCTCGCGCGCAATACGGCGCTCTCCCAAAGTGATTAGCCTTGGGAGTTGGTCAAAGACAATTTGATCGCTATCTTGAGTAAATCCTCGCTCTAAATACCTGCGTAAATCTACCAGTAAGCTGTCATAGGTCATCGTGTAGCTCATATTATTTCTCTCTGCTCACCGATTTAATTTTTTCTACTGTACGCATAGTCCCTAAGCCCAACAGGCCAAAAAGGATCGGCATCATTTCAGAAAGCGCTATCATTGGTATTGTTACACCAGTTTTTGACAATTCTAACGCCATATTAGCAAATGGAATAACCAAGAAGTTACCCGCCATACCCATTGCACATATCCAACCGATGGCCGGGCGCCAACCCGATACAAAAAGGCTCTTATGGGCGGCTTCTACCTTGTTGACTTCGATCTGAGCCGTCATCTGCTTATCTGCAAGTACCGCCAACTCATGCGATAACTTCTCACGCAAATCGCGGTCTGGTATTGCTTTCTCCAACAAAGAAGACACAGGACCGATTAACGCGCTTATTGCACTAAGCATTAAGCGTTCAACGCATCTAGCTTACCCCAAGCCCACGCAGCCTGTGCAGTGGGGTCAAAGGGTACGGTAGCTTCAGAATCGGTAGGATCGGGGCTTGGACTAGTCCAATCAGCACTAATGCTAGTTAGATAAGTTGCAAGGTCTGCTTGAGAAGCGATGGCCTCAAAATCACCCGTAGCGCCATCTTCTGAAATATCTACTAGCAGCCAGTCTCGTGGGGAGGCCACTAGGCTATCATTTACTCCATACGAGCCGCCCATGCTCTCATTGCTAGCGCACACGAAGGCAGGGATAGTACCCTCTGTTGTTAAGCGGTATTTAATCATTTGATGTGCCATTTTACTTTTCCTCAATTAACTTATTAGTTAGACTGCTTTCATCTAATATAATAAAACCACGACTTTCCGCGAAGTCACTTGGGCAGTGCGCCCATTTATCGGCGCAAGCCTCTAGCCATTGTACGGTGTGGTGATGTTCGGGGGCTTTACCCTCTTTGATAATCTCATTTTCCCAGTTGAGATAGGACATCACTTCTAACTGTGCTTGTGCGGCGTTAATGCCGAGGTCAAACAAGTAGATCATGTTACCTTCATCAATCATGCCGTTACGACTACGTGCAGCACTTAAAGCCTGCTTCATACAAGTCATAATATGGTAACGTGATTCTTCACGCTCGTAATCTTCTTCTGTTATTTCAGTGCGGCCAATGCTTTCTAATAACTGCTTATGTTGATTTACGCAGAAGTTCATTTTACGCAGCGCACCATTAACAGCATTTTGCGTACCTTCTAATTGACCATGAAGCTCTAGTATTTCAATTTCTATCATTTCACTATCGAGCGGATCAGTACACTTGACCAGTTCAGCTTCCTTCTTTTTAAGCTCTACTTCTTTTTTGCGCGTACTTATGTAAGCCTCTTGAAGTGCAGATCGAGTCTTGTCGATCTCGGCTAATGTGTGCTTAATTGATCGTATTGGCGTAATCGCCGTAATATCTAATGTAACCTGCATGAACTGAGAGTGAGACTTGTGAAAGTTGCTGGTATCCCTTGCAACAGCAGGCATCTTCGCTTGAATATTAGTCAGCATGGTTTTATATTCTGGCTTAGATACAGGCAGATTCGTTTGCATGCTGTTTATTATTAAGTCGTTAGACATTTATGGTTCCTTTTTTATAAGCCGCCGTGGGCGCTAGAACAGGCTGCGCCTTGGGCGATGTCTGCTGTTAAATTCCCAAAATCAGTTGAATTACCAGTGGTTGCGATTGTTACTTTTTCAATGCCGTCAAGATTACCTACTATATCTCCCATAAATAAAGCAATAACACTATTAGATGTGGCGGCAGTTCTTGCAATACCTGAAAGGTCGCCAAAATCTGTACCATTCCCTGTACTAGCTATAGTAATGTATTCAATAGTGTTTAGTTCGCCTCCGTTATAACCTCCCCCAAAAACACCTCTGGTACTTGAGGATGTACCTGCTACAGAATCTTTGGCTTGCGTTAAGTTTCCAAAGTCAGTGGCGTTACCTGTAGAATTAATAGTTACATAGTCAATAGTGTCTACCCTACCTCCAGCCACGCCTCCTGCTATACCGCCTCTTGTTGGGCTGCAAAATCCCGAAACATTTCCTGTTCTTGCCTGCGTTAAATTGCCAAAATCTGTACCATTCCCTGTAGTAGCTATCGTAATGTATTCAATAGTATCAGTAACCGAGCCTTGATATCCGCCAGCATATATCCCTCTAGTTTCATTGCCAAATCCACCAGCGTACCCTTCGTCCATTGCAGCAGTCGTATCCCCGAAATCAGTGGCGTTACCTGCGCTAGCTATAGTCACGTAGTCAAGCGTATTAACAGCAGGGGAGTTAGGGTAACCCGTTCCGAAAACAGCCCTAGAAGAGCTGGACATGGCGCAGAATAGCCGTCTAGCGTAGGTTAAATCACCAAAGTAAGTAGTGTTACCTGTGGAAGCTATAACGACACTTTGAATAGCTGCACTGGTAACACCACCAGTGTAGCCCCCTCCATAAAGCGCAGTCGGGGCTGAACTCCCAGCAATAGGCCAGATACCCTGCTTAGTGTAGTTAGCGGCTTGATCTAAAGTCCACACGCCCGAAGCAGCACCATCTTGATATGGTCCAGCAGGGACAACGGGGTCTTTTGTGATTACGCCTCCCGGCCAGTCTTTAATGGACATTAAGGAGTCTCCTCTATAGCCATCCAAGAAGTAGTCTCTTCATTCCATGCATGTACTTGATTTTCAGAGTCGGCAGGTTTTGGCGTGGGAGCCTCGTAAGCACACGTAGCTTCATTGAATGTCCAAGAAGCAAAGCCGTTTTCAGCCCATTCAGCTTTAACAGCATCTTGCTTGGTCGTTATTTCTTCCGCTGTCATGTCTTCGCATACCCATATATCGGTGTACGTCCCTGCTAGACCTTCGACCAAACCGTAAGAAACCGTCTGATTCTTTTCGTACGCACCCAAAACAGGGGCTTGAACTCGCACAAATGGACAGTATTCAGGAGGAAGGTTATCAACATCAATGTCTGGAAACGCCTGTTTGAAGTTCCATTCTACAATCGGATGTTCATGCGGCTGTCCACCGCTCATTTGTATATAAAGTTTCATCTATAAATCTCCTGTATTTGTGCTTGGGAAGGCTCGTGTCGTTCCAACAAAGGACCAAATTATTCTAACTGCGCCGCTGCCTCCAGTAGATGGAGTAGAAGGGCTACCACCTGCACCGCCACCACCACCACCAAAATTGCCTCCGCCCCTAGTGTTTACGCTACCGCTTTCACCGTCAGAGCCCCCGCCACCGTAGGCGCTGCCATCTGCGCCTTGCCCATATATACCCACACCACCGCCAGAACCGCCGCCACCGCCATTTGATCCTCCGCCGCCACCGCCAGCACCCACCGTTCCCGGGGAGTTTATTGTAGGACTGTATCCGGCGTTACCACCGTTACCCCCGTTACCTGCATAGCCTCCCGCACCGCCGCCTCCGGGCTCGTAAATCATATCGCCGAACCCTCCGCCAGCGCCGCCAGAACCACCGCCCCTGCTAGTGCCTACCGAACCAACACTATAACTTCCGCCTGCGCCTCCCGCACCATTACCTGCGGACCCGCCATGGGGATCAGTTCCCTGAACGCCGGGAGAACCACCATTAGCCTGCACTCCAAAAACACCAGAATTTCCTCCTGTCGTGCCGTTGTATCCTCCCGCCCCTACAGTTACCGTATAACTAGACCCAGAACTAACGGAAAAACCTGCCGTCCAAGCCAGTCCCCCGCCGCCCGAACCCCTGTAACCGTATGTTCCATTTCCCGGAGATCCGCCTCCCCCTCCAACAACTACCGCCGAAACAGTTGAGGGACTTAAACCCGCAGGTGCCACCCAAGTATACGATCCAGCGGTAGTGTATTCTACTTGTGAAGGGGGCGATGGAGTTGCGGTAGTTGTTCCGGGTATTAATCCATATCCTGCCGCGTTTTGAGCGTAAACATCTATCGTGTAAGTTGTACCATTGGTCAGACCTGTCACTGTTATGGGAGAGGCGCTACCCGTTACCGTAGCAACAATAGAAGCGCCCGTACTCGCAGTGACTTTATAACCCGTTATGGTTGCTGGAAGTCCTTTATCCGAGGGAGCAGTAAAAGAAACCACTGATTGAGTATCACCCGCTGTACCTGAAACACTCGTAGGTGCTCCGGGAAGCTTGTACCAAGCTATGCCCGCAGATAAAATTTGTGTTTGTGTCCATTTTCCAGATAAATTAGGCATTATAAGTCTCCCGTATTAGTTGATGGAAACTGTCTAGTGGCTCCTGGCCAAATAATGCGAACACCACCTACGCCGCCGAATGACGATATGGCCGAAACACCGCCACCATTTCCCCCGCCAGATGTTCCCCCACTACCACCTCCAGAAGCCGTACTACCAATGGCCCCCGAAGTACCGGATGATCCTCCGCCACCACCTGCAGCATTATTGACAGCGCCAGCACCACTAGAACCTTCTCCTAGCAAACCTGTGCCACCACCACCTGATCCCACATTAGAGCCATTGCTGTCACTACCACCACCACCGCCACCGCCACCAGCCCCATTACTGCCAGAACCACTTCCCGGCGCACCAGCTCCGCCATTACCAGAATAGCCACCTGACCCACCTCCTGCGCCAATCTGATTACCAACCGCTGCCGTTCCTCCTGCACCACCATTACCGCCGCCGTCACCAACCTTAGTGCCGCCAGCACCGCCAGTGCCTCCGTTACCGCTACCAAAACCACCTCCGTTCCCTGAGATGGTGGATGAATTATTGAAGTATGAAGCAGTACCGGCGGTTCCATTACCCGAACCAGTACCCTGGACTCCCGCCGCCCCTACAACCAAAGTATAAGAACTTGCTGGAGTAACAGTAATATTGTTCAAGTATCCTAAGCCTCCGCCTCCGCCTCCGCCGCCTCCGCCAACACCACCACCGCCACCGCCACCTATAGCAACCGCTGAAACAGAAGTGACGCCCGTAGGAGCTATCCATGTGTATGTACCCGCCGACGTATATGCCGCTTGACCTTGAATTACAGGAGTTATGCTAACGCTACTACTCGATGCGCTGGGTCCAAACGCATTGAAAGCGGTGACTTGCACCGTATAAACCGTTCCTACGGAAAGACCGCTAAAAGTTAACGGGGACGCTGCGCCAGAAACTGAAGCGGTTGTTCCAGAAGCTGGAGTTGCAGAAGCTACATAAGACGTTATGGCCGCACCACCAACTACGCTCGGCGCAGTGAAAGTGACCACGGAAGAGGCAGCAGCAGTTGCCGCAACATTCGTAGGCGGATTTGGCACTTGAAGCGGATCGTACCCTGGGAATATAAACCCGCCTTTTCTGTCGGTTATAGCCATTATATTAAATCCTATTTACGCAGCAGAAATTAACTCATAACTTACGCTGTATGAAATCTTGCTGGCTGTTCCACTTGTGACGGCAATTGAAGTGCCTTCTTCCAAGTAAATAGCGGTCGTTTTATCTACCACAATCAATGTGGCATCAGCAGGAACCGAGATTGTCGAAGCAATCGGGTACGCTGTACCGCCTGATGGGGCCGAGCCTTGAGCTACTGCGCCATTGGTGTAGATGTCAACGCTCACGTTAACAGCACTACTACCGTCTACGTTTGAAGCCACAATCTGGTTAATTTTCATAACCGTACCGCTTGAGGCCGCATTCGGTAGTAATACCACTGAGGTGGTTGCTGACGGGGTCAGGTAAGTTGTCTTACCGTAAATACTCGTTACTGCTACTATATTTGGGTTTGCCATTATGTTTCTCCTAGAATCCCATTACCATCGCAAGCGCGATGCTTAAACCTGCTGAAATACCGCCTGCTGCTGGAGTGGTACTAGCCCACGTAGTTCCGTCAGAAGTTAATACGTTTCCTGATGTGGAAGGAGCTACAACTTGAACAGCGGAAGTGCCGTTACCAAGCACTACGTTATTAGCAGCTAAAGACGCAGCGCCTGTACCGCCGTTAGCGACAGCAAGAGTGCCTGCAAACGTAATCGTGCCAGAACCTGTAATCGGGCCGCCCGAAGTAGTAAGGCCCGTAGTTCCGCCAGATACCGCCACGCTTGTTACTGAGCCACCGGCATCACTTCTATATTCTAAGGCTGTACCGCCTGCGTTCATCGCAAGAACTTGATTAGCCGACCCAAGAGCAGAGAGGTTTGTTCCGCCGTTGGCAACAGGCAATATGCCTGTTATCTGTGAGGTTAAATCAACGCCTGTTAGCGCGCCACCCAAGACCAAGTTGCCAGTAGTGGTAACTGTGCCTGTCAGGGAAATGCCATTAACAGTGCCTGTGCCGCCAACAGAGCTAACCGTTCCCGTTGAACCACCGCTGGATGCGATCTCAGTGACCACGCCTCCGGAGTTCTTAAAGAACAATTTTCCGTCATTAGTGTTAATTGCCAACTCACCGTCAGCTAAGTTTCCAGCAGTAGGAACAGCTGAGCCAGTCGCCGTGCGATAAAGTTGAATCGGTGTGAATCCTGTTTCAGCCATTTTAGCCTCCGCTCTTTAAAAATATCATTAGAAAGTACCGCCAGTTATTCCGGTGGTAGCAGTTACAGTAGTAAAAGATCCAGCAGCCTTTGTTGTGCCGCCAATGATAGCATTGTCAATCGTTCCACCAACTATGGTGGGAGCGATAGGCGAAGCTAATTTAGCAGTAGTAACAATACCATCTGCCAGTTGGTCAGAAGTTAACGGTACGTTAGTTGGTGTATTACCGATATAAGGATTAGACATTAGGTGATCTCCAAGATAGATAACACCGCATCAACTGATGATGCCGCACTTGAGTTGACCTTTATAGAGTCGCCCGTAATCAGAACTATTTTCTGATTACCGCCAATGGGTACTAGAGCTCCGCCTACTGGAACTGGGGCATCCTTAACTACATAAAAGTCTGTAGAGCCATCATTAACTGTTACGTCTATATTCACAGTTGATGCGCTAGTATTAGCCACAGTCAAGCCGATTACGGTAGTTTGCGTAGAAGCGCCAACTGTATAACCACCTACCGCAGTCAGCGCAGTGCCGATGTTTGAGGATAGTTTACGTGTAAATGTATTTGCCATCTTATTCTCCTATCCTAACGCCACAGCTAAAGCTATGACATCGTCAGTCGTTACACCAGCTGCTGGTGTGGCAGAGGTCCAGTTTGTGCCATCGGACGTAAGAACATTACCGCTCGTTCCGACTGCCGTTAATCCTGTGCCGCCATTTGCTGCGGCCAGTGTTCCTGCCAGTGTTATATCACCCGTAGTGCCTGTATTCGGGGTTAACCCTGTAGATCCTGCGCTAAAGCTGGTTACCGCAGCAGTTACTGCCGTAGTCCAAACAAAAGCAGAGCCATCCCACTTTAAGAATGTGTCCGTTACAGTGGGAGCAGTTAAGAAGTCGCTGGCTCCTGCACCGGTATTATAAACTATTCTGTTGGCTGCGCCTCCAGCTACATTCGTTGCGCTTGCAGCAGTGCCAGAGATGGAGATTCCCCAAGTGCCTGTTGCGCCTGTGCCGTCAGTCTGAGGAGCTCCAACATTTGCTGCAGTCAATACGACAACGCCTGTCTGTCCATTCACTGATACAACAGTGTTCGATTGATCTAGTTTTTGCCACACAGTGCCGTTAAATACAGCCCAATCTCCAACAGCCCAGTCTGTTATTCCGTCAAGATTGGTTGTTCCTGCAACGTCTACTATATAATAATGACCCTGAGTTCCAGTCCCTGAAGCCAATGTAGGGGAGTTTGTTGCTGCGTTCCACACACCTTGATATGCCAACCCTGTCTGGAAAGAAGCCGTTGTTACTCCGGTTATTACGCCTTTTGCGTCAACTGTGACAACTGGAATTAAAGCAGCAGATCCATACGTTCCAGCAGTGACACCAGAAGCTGGTAAATCTGCGCTAACTAAAGATCTAAACAATGTTGGAGCGTCAGCGCCTGCGGCTGGACCTCCGTAAATTACGTTGGCAGGTTGATCTGTCTGAATTAGCGCAGAGCCCCATGTAGGCGTTCCAACGCCGCCTGAAATCAAAACTTGGCCGGCATTGCCTGCTGGCCCTAAAGCTATTTGATTGCCTGCGCCATAAGCAATAGCGCCAGGAACTGAAGTATTAGCTCGGCCAGTACCGCCCTGATCAATCGGTAAGGTTCCATCAATTTGATTCTGGTCATTAAGATTCACCGGAGGATGCTGGTGATCGCCTCTGGAAAGCTCGTTTAGAGTTCCGGCAGAGCCATTGGTTGTTCCAGTTAAAGGCGCGGAGTCCTCAAAGTCTGCGGTTAGAGTGACGTTGGCGTTAAGATTGCCGCCTCCCTCTAAGCCTGCGCCAGCGATGATCTGACGGGAGATTGGGACATATCCTGCTACAGACACCGCTACAGAGGTTACACCTACAATGCGCCCTGTGGCGTCTATAGTGACTACAGGTATATTTCCTGCATCTCCATACGTCCCCGCGGTAGCTCCACTATTTGCAAGCTGTGTAGTGCCAACTCCACCATTCGCTATGCTTAGAGTCACATCGGTGGCTAATGATCCACCTCCTGTCATTCCAGTTCCCGCAAGAACCTTTCGCGTAACTGGAACGCCCGTAACTTGTAAAAGGTCTCCAGCACGAATCTGGTAGCTGACTCCTTCATAAGTAAATAGAAGCAAGCCTTCTGGCGAAGCCACTGGAGCAGTTGGGAGCTGAGTAACTCTACTGGGTATTAGATTACTAGGAACATTGACTGTCATTTAATTCATCTCCAAGAACTCATTGCCATCTTCCGTGACAATAAATTCATCGCCGGCTTCTTGAATGATGCCAGCTGGGTGAGTGTCTATATTTTTGTCGGGCCGATTAAACGGCAAAACAATTTGATCTGGTTGTCTAGCTGGCAACAAATAAGGATCGTACTCATCCTTGTCTGCAGCGCAAACCATAAGTCCAGGGAAGTTAGGATCAGGAGAAAGCTCAGACAGCAAGAACTTGCAAGAGCATCTAGCGCATATAGCGATTCCGAATGTGGGTTGCCCCCTCGGATCGAGATAAATGCTCATGCTGTATAAGCTCCTATGCCTGGATTAATCTGGATCGGAGATCCATCATTATCGCCGTCCCAAGCTCTCTGCATACTTATTGTTGCTCTAGCCTCAAGCATGGGCATAAGCTGAGCGTCTGCAGAGGGCGTTTCAGCGCATACCCTAGCAGCTAAGCCATTTATCACAGCCTCTAGCCAGCGGTTAGGTATCTCTACTTCTTGCTGTAAGTTGTCAGTATCCATGATCTGGCGATGACGCCAGAGCACCAATTGGTATTGCTCGGACGCAAGATTAGGCGCAGGCCATAAATTGACCACAGGTTGCGGAATATCGCGCTGATAATAGAAGCTGCTTGGACGGCCAGAAAATACTAAATTGCTCTGATTGACGTAGTTGTCTCTGCTTAGAATACCCAAAGGAATCGATTGAGGCATATTCCCTAAAGTGATTGAAGTAAAAGAGATGGTCGAAGCGCCGTCTGTAGGAATTATTCTGAAGTATTGCTTGGCTAAAGCGCCAGTTATTTCACTCCAAGTAATGTCGCCAGCAGCTGCAGTAGCGGCAGTAGATAGGTTTAAACTGGTCGAAGTTCCCACCGTAGTCCACGCAATATTGTCCGAACTAGTCTGAAAAGTGACCGGAATAGCCGCTGCAGACCACTTAATTCCGATGAAATTGACGATAGTGGCGGTGGTAAAATTGACTAAATAAGAGGTATTTGTGGCCGTTACAGTGCCGCTAAGCGCCTGAAGTATGTTTAGATTGAGGTTTAAAACGTCTATTGTGCCTTTTGGAAGGGTCACAATCTGGTTATTTTCGTACAAAGGAAGGATTTGCTTCTCTATGCACCAAGCAGGCGTGCGAATATTAGCCAATTCATCCAGCATAAAAGAAAGAGAGTCGAGACCGTACTCCTGCATCTCTGAAGTTATTGCTTGAGCAGGTAAGCGACATCGCCTGAAGGCATGATCTACTACCTTCAGGGCGTTGAATGTTTTTACGCCAATGTTGCCGGAATAAGCCATATAGTTCCCATATTTTTTTAGCTAGTATGGTTGCTGATACAGCATACCCGATGAAGACAGCGGATTTTAGTCCCAGCTGCTCTTCATGGTTCCCATTTTCTTGAAGCCTGCGACTTCGCCGCCTGCTTTATAGCCTTTAGCGCTGCTCATATTGCCTGAATAAGCTCGGTTCCCCATGGAGTTCTCCATGCCCTTGCTTTCATTGCGTCGAGCTTTCATAGACTGACTTTTTTTGCCATTTCGGGCGCCCATTGAGTCGTCTAATCGATCATTATAACCTTGTCTCATAAAAATATCCTCTATGTCATCTTAGAAAATGATTTAGCGAGATTAGCTCGCTTCATCGTTTTAGCAGACGGCTTAGGGCCACCCGCGGTTGCTGGTTTTCCCGAAGCAACTTTGTTTAATTTGCTTTTTGGGATACTTTGCCCTTCGGGAGTGTTCATATACTCACGAAGAGCTCCGGGCTTTTTTACAGCACCTTTGATCCAATCTTTTTTGCCGCCACCTGAAGCCGCATAAAAACCTTTTCTGATTTTATCCTCAGCTTCGCCGCGCAGCCTAGTCATTTCATCGCGCGCATTACGCTCACGAGATCCAACACGCGCCATTTGAGCACGCTTATCCTTACGCTCAGCCGCATCATTCGATCTGCGGCTTTCAACTCTACGCATTTCGTCTTTTGAATTGTCTTGAACGCCAATAACGCGCGCTTCCTCGTCACGGATGTTTTTCATACCGCCACGATTCATCTTTACAGGCGTCGATGATCCAGTAAAACCAAAGTCAGAAGGAAAATCAAAATCATCGATATACTTAATTGTCATCAATAACCTCCACCTGAATTATTGATGTAAGCCGTGATCGTAGCTCCGGCGGTGAATGAGTTAACTCTAAGCATGACAGCCCGACAACTTTCGCCACCATTTGCCAGAACTTGAGCTGTTACCGCGCTCATATTGGGAATAGCTACTCCCAGATCGGTATAAACAGTTCCTACTTCATCAAAGATGTTGGCTGGTGTTTGAAGAACAGTGTAGTTAATTGTCCCAGTCACGTTAACCATTACCATCGGAGCAGACATGGTATTTTCTAAATTAACCCAGTAACCAATAGCTTCGGCAAGAAGACCCACTGACAATAAAAGACCGCCCATAGTTGCGCTAGGCTGTATAGTTTCAACAGTAAGGAAGAACTTAGTGCTATTTACTGTTGCTCCGCTTGCAGGTCCAGCTGCGATCACTTCAGTCTGAGAATTACCAGCTGCATCAGTGCCAACTATAGTGAAAGCAATGCCTGCCAAAGTGGCTTGGACGGGAGCGGTTAGGGTGACTATATGAGCTAGATTATCTAACGTACTAGTCTGTAAAGGAGCAACTGCTGCCCCTGTACTTGTAAAAGCGCCAGGATTAAACCAAACCGTGCTGGTATCACTAGGAGTCAAAGTTCCTATTTTTACTGGTCTCATGATTTACTCCTTACGCTACAGTCACACTACGATCAGATACAAGAGTCCAGCCAACAGTTGCAACAAACAATAACATACAAGTGTCAGCGGCGGCATTAAACGTCAATGTCGAACCGTTAGCAAATGTGGTTGGAGTGACTACTGCTGCGCCGCCACCTGTAGAAGATACGGTAAGAATTTTTAATTGGCCAGCATAGCCATCAGCTAGTGTGATCGCCAATGCGCCAGCACCGGGAGGAGCCATAACTGTAGACAGAGTTGTAATATTAGCCGCTGTAGAAGTAGTGACTGTTTGTACATCACCCTTAAATGCGCCTGAAATTGTGCCAACAAAACCATCTTCTGAAGTGACTGGACCTGAAAAAGTAGTAGAACCCATGATAAATTCCTCACATGCGAGTTAGAAAGATTTGGCTGCTGTCTGCATGTCGTCAGTCTAAGACTGTCAGCAACCAAATTAAATTTGGTAAAA